TGTTACTCAAAGCAGCACAGCTTATCCAACTTTATTCTCCAAACAACTTAAAGTTGGAGGAAATGTTGTCATTAGAGGTGCTGCTTATAAAGTAATGAGTATTCAAAGTGATACTCAGTTTACGATTAATCCATCTTATAGAGGTCCTTCAGATACCAACGTTCTTGTAAGTAGAACTGATGATTTAAGAATTCCTCAATCATCTTGGAACCTTGATAAGGCTGATGGTACAGGTGCTTCTGGATATAATCTTGACTTAACCAAGATGCAGATGTTCTACCTGGACTTCTCTTGGTATGGTGCTGGATTTATTCGCTGGGGATTCAGAGGAAATGGTGGTAACGTCTTCTATGTCCATAAGTTAGCAAATAACAACGTTAACAACCTGGCATACATGAGATCTGGTAACTTACCAGCACGTTATGAAATCATTAATCATCCTCCAACAACATTCATTACAACTTCGTTCTATAATACGGATAACTATATTGGTATTGGTAGCACTGCAGGATATCCAACTTCTGGAACAGTTGTTGTACGTGGTGGTTCAACTGGTATTACTGATACCTATGAGTATATTAACTATACTGGTATTGGAACCACTGCACTTACTGGACTCACAAGAGGACAGACTGGTATCGTAACTGCTCTTAACTTGTTGATGCCTGCTAACGTAAACGTTGGGGTAGGAACAACTGCTGGACTTCAAGTTGGCATGAGAGTCTATCCATACGGATTAGCTGGTGCGGCAACGTCATCCTTTGCATCAGGAACATTCATCACAAACATTGGTATCGGATCAATTTCCTTTAGTACTCCATGTTTAGAAGCAAACCCAACGGTTATTGTTCCTCCAATGGGTGCTACATCTGCTCAAAACTTCCCATATTCAGCAACCAGTCCTACTGTAGTTGAACTTGCATATCCAACATATGCGCCAACTCTTTCTCACTGGGGTACAAGTGTCATCATGGACGGCAGATTTGATGATGACAAGTCTCTTGTCTTCACTTATGGACAGACAAACTCGACAACAATTGCTTCTGGTACAACAAGAGCATTACTTTCAATTCGTATTGCTCCTTCCGTTGATAATGGACTTACTGGACTCTTTGGAGCAAGAGAACTTACTAACCGTATGCAATTAGTTCTTCGTCAACTTGATATGTCATTGGTTGGTGTTACTACTGGTTCTGTTCTTGTTCGTGGATACTTGAATGCAATTCCAAGTACGGCAACTTACTGGACAAACGCAGTTGGTAATGTTCAAGGCGTACCAAATTCCAGTTTGGCACAAATTGCTGATTATGCTTATAGTGGTTCGAATAGCACGACTATTACAAACGGTGAGGTATTGGCTGGATTCTATGTTGGTGCTGGTGCTCAATCAATTGATCTTTCACTTGTAAGAGATCTTGGCAACTCTATTGTTGGTGGTGGTTCTTCATTTGCTAATGCTAACTACTTCCCAGATGGACCTGATACGTTGACAATTACTGCAACTAACTTATCTCCATCTGTAGTTAACGTTGCTTCACGTCTTTCCTGGACAGAAGCACAAGCATAATCTGCTTGACACATATGCTAAACTAAGGAGGAGAGATCCTCCTTTTTTTGTAACTAATATATAATATTAAGTTTCTTAAATTAAATGGATCCTGAAAGTACAAATCCCCTAGTTCGTCTAGGGGGAATTATAATTGCGATTATAACAATTACATTACCACTCTTAATAGTCTTATGAAATTTACAGTTTATTCAAAAGAAGGTTGTCCCTATTGCAATAAGATTGAACAGGTGCTACAATTGACAAATCTTGAACACAAAGTCTACAAGCTTGAAGAAGATTTCACTCGTGAACAATTCTATGCAGAGTTTGGAGAAGGATGCACTTTTCCACAAGTTATTCTAAATGATTTGGAACATTTGGGTGGATGTTCAGATACAGTAAAATACTTACAGGAGCAGAAATTAGTTTAATGGAAAGCACGTCTTATGAGATTTACTATGATGTTGAAAGAGCAATTGATCTTGCATTTGATGGACACTTTGTTTTAAAATTTTATGATTATCTAAAAATTAAAGGTATTCTAAGACGAGAGATTGAAAGTTTTATTGAAAGTTCCACTGCATCAAATATTAGTAATATTGTAATGGATTTAGATGAATATCTAGAGGGTGGTGCTGATGAGATTCATAAACAACTTCGTGAGGGATATGGACATATTCCAAAACCACAAGCAAGAAAAATAAAGAATTACCTTTATGGTATTTTAGAAGACGCCTGGAGATATAGTAATGATAGGAAACCAGGAAGAAGGAAAAAACAAACTAAATAATAATGATCTCCACATTAATAGGGGAGTTGAGTTATTACTAAGAAGTAAAAGGAGAAGATCATTAAAACCAAAGACTTTTCAAATGAAATTTGGCAAAATGATATCTCTTTTTCGTAGAGAGTTTCATTTTTTTATCGAATTTCATTTCGATATTAGAAAAAAATAAACTCTTAGGAGAAAACAAATGGAACCAGCATACGTAGTAACATTTTCGATAATGTTCACCTTGCTATTTTTTATGATTGGTAGTATTATAGGATGGCTAACTTACAGGCATCTCTTAGAAACAAGAACTCCCTATTTGCATCCAGAGTTTTTTGATAGTAATGGACAAATAATACCTGACGAAATAGTATCTGTACGATTTGAAAACGATTATGACTATGACGACGAAGACGAAGACGAAGGTTGAACAACCTATTCAAAGTCTACCTCAAAACCCTTTTATCTACGAAATTTTAGAATTAGCTTCGAAGCAACGAACAAATGCAAAGAAGGTTGAAGTTCTAAAAACATATGAACATGATTCTTTAAAATCAATTTTGATTTGGAATTTTGACGAATCTGTTATTTCTCTTCTTCCAGAGGGCGAAGTTCCCTATGGTGGTGCCACAGAACAAACAGTTTATACGGGAACTCTTTCAGAGAATCTTTCAAAAGAAGCAGCAGGCGGAGAATCGGCAACGGCACAAGACTTAAATGGAAGAGGTAGAACTTCTTTGCGTAGAGAATATCAAAATCTTTATCACTTTGTAAAAGGTGGTAATGATACTCTGTCTACAATCCGTAGAGAGATGATGTTTATTAATATTCTTGAAGGACTTCATCCAAAAGAAGCTGAAATTTTAATCTTAATCAAAGATAGAAATCTTCAAAATAAATATAAGATAACTTTCGAAAACGTAAAAGAAGCGTATCCCGATATTACTTGGGGAGGACGTTCATGACATTAGTTGTGGAGAAAAAAATGGCAGAAAATAAACAAGAACAAAGTACCACAAATGCTGCCCTATATGGTTGTGAAATTCTTTTAGAAAAAACTACTCTACAACAAACCAAAGATAGTTCATATCCCACTGATGCGTATATTGTATCCTATACATTAGATGAAAAAGATTATATTGATCTTTGTCGCGCAGGCAAAAGAGTAAGTGTCTTTGATTTTTATTATGACAAATACGGTCCTGATACAATTAAAAGCATTGAATGGGGATATGGTAGAGTGAATCCTAGATCCTGGGGATATGCTCCACCAGAGAAGAAGAGGAGAAAATGAGTACAGGATTTCGTTCAGAAAAAGGAAAAGCAACAGTCATCATTAATGATGATGAGGTTAGTAAAATTCTTAAGAAGTATAAAAAATTGAATAAATATCGTAAGTCTTCTTTATTTACAGTAAAGACAATTGATGGTACTGAAAATATTATTAGTTCGCTAATTAAAGAAGCCGAGGAGAACCCTATAGACTAATGGGTAAGCATTATTTACTTAACTTATATGAATGCTCATTCGTTCTTTTGAACGATGAGCATTTTCTTATGGACTTATTACAAAATGCAGCAATTGCAAGTGGTGCCACTGTGGTTCAAACAATTTATAAAAAGTTTGAACCACAGGGAGTTACAGTATTGTGTTTACTTTCAGAAAGTCATATTAGCATTCACACTTGGCCTGAAGAAGAGAAAGCAGCAGTAGATATCTATACATGTGGAGATTGTAATCCAAAAATTGGATGTGATATAATCATTAAACAATTACAATCAACAAATCATTGTTTAAAATACATAGAACGTTAGACTATACTTGCAGAGGGATTGACACCCCTCTTTTTTTTGTCTATAATACCTTTGTTGAGGTTGATTTAATGGATAAAGAAAAGCTTAAACTCATTGTTAAAAACTTAGAGTCTCTAGTAGACTGTCTTAAGTCGGAGATTTATTCTAATGTAGATTCGTATAAACCTCCGCAATACGAACAAGTTTCTCAATACCTTACTGATTACGACGAAATTTTTGAAGATGACGACTAATATGAAACCCGAAGTTAAATTAATTTCAGTTACACCAGATGCAGAAAAGCATATGGCATACTGTGCGCGTGTAAGTAATCCAAATAACCAAGAGAATGATAACTTCTCTGGACTCCTTAAGTATTGCATTAAGCATCAGCACTGGAGTATCTTTGAGCAAGCATCAATGACTGTAGAGATTAATACTACTCGGGGCATTGCTGCACAAATCTTGAGGCACAGGAGTTTTACATTCCAAGAATTCTCTCAAAGGTATGCAGATACAAATCTTCTGACTTCTACCATTCCTCTTCCTGAACTTCGTAGGCAGGATACAAAGAATCGTCAGAACTCCACAGATGACTTGGGAGACTATCTGAAACTTAAACTACTAGAAGATATCCGAATTCATTTTGCTGCCTCTCAGAGTCTCTACAATCGCCTTCTAGAGCACGGGGTAGCAAAGGAGTGTGCAAGGTTTGTACTGCCCTTAGCAACGCCCACACGCCTCTATATGACGGGTTCTGTGCGCTCTTGGATTCACTATATCGATCTACGCTCTTCTCACGGAACACAAAAGGAACATATGGATATTGCAGAGGCAATTCGTTGTATTTTCACTTGTCAATTTCCTGCAGTATCTGCTGCTCTTGAATGGACTCGTGAACATTGTCCAGAATGCCAAGATGCGCCTTCTATCTGCATAGAATAAATAAATTTACATATCATTACATTGAGGAAAAATTTTGGCAACATACCCTGTTATCAATACTAAGACTGGTGAACAAAAAGAAGTTGTAATGAGTGTTCACGCTTGGGCAAAATGGAAAGAAGAAAATTCTGATTGGGATCGTGATTGGTCTGATCCATCTACTTGTCCATCATCTGGAGAGTTAGGGGAGATTTATGACAAATTAAAAAAATCACACCCTGGATGGAATGATGTCTTACATAAGGCATCAAAAGCACCTGGATCTACAGTAAAACCAATCTAAAAAATTATGGCAAGAAGAAGAAAGGCATCTGAGCAACCCATCGGTGTTGGTTTGACTACAAGACAAATTAAAAGAAAGAAGCCAATTAATGTTGATTTGATGAGAGATATTGAACCTCTCACAGATAATCAAGAAATTTTATTTGAAGCATATAAAAACAATAAGAATATTGTTGCTTATGGTTGTGCAGGAACTGGTAAAACTTTTATCACTCTCTATAACGCTCTTTTGGACGTATTAGATGAAAAAACACCATATGAAAAAATTTATATTGTTCGTTCCTTAGTTGCAACTCGTGAAATTGGTTTTCTTCCTGGCGATCATGAAGATAAGTCCTCGCTTTATCAAATTCCCTATAAGAATATGGTAAAGTATATGTTTGAAATGCCAGACGATGCCTCCTTTGAAATGCTTTATGGCAATCTTAAAACTCAAGGAACAATTTCTTTCTGGAGTACTTCATTCATTCGTGGAACAACTCTGGATAAATCAATTATTATTGTTGATGAGTTTCAGAATCTAAATTTCCATGAATTGGATTCAATCATTACTCGTGTTGGTGAAGATTCTAAGATTATGTTCTGCGGAGATGCAACTCAATCTGACTTAGTTAAGACAAATGAAAAGAATGGGATTATTGATTTCATGAGAATTCTGCGTTCGATGCCTTCAATTGATATTGTTGAATTTGGTGTTGAGGATATTGTCCGTTCTGGATTTGTCAAAGAATATATTATTGCAAAAATGGAAGCCAAACTATGAGTTTTATTCATCATAATTATCTGGGTGAGCTTGAGTTAGAAAAGAAAGAAACGAATGGCATCCGACTGTATAATCTTCCTGATGGACAGTGGGTGCCTTCGATTACTTCTGTAACAAGTTTTTATAATCGTCAAATCTTTGCTGATTGGCGAAAGCGTGTTGGAATTGAAGAAGCAAATAAGATTACTCGTATTGCGACTGCAAGAGGAACAGATTTTCACCAAGTCTGTCAAGATTATTTGGAAAATAAAGAGTTGGATTGGAATAATTACCAACCAGCAAGCAAATATATGTTTATTCATGCAAAAGAGTCTCTTGATAAGATAAATAATATTCATGCGATTGAGAGAACTCTGTACTCAGAATACCTGGGACTAGCAGGTAGAGTTGATTGTATCGCAGAATATGAAGGAGAACTGGCAGTCATAGACTTTAAGACATCTGGTAAAATTAAACCTGAAAAGTGGTTAGAAAACTACTTTGTGCAGGAGATGTTTTATGCTTCTGCCTACTACGAACTGACTAAAATTCCTGTCGTAAAACTTATCACTATCATGGTAACTCCTGCTGGAGAAGTCAAGGTATTTGACAAAAGAAACAAAGGGGATTATATTAAGTTATTAGTTCGCTACATTAAAGAATTTGTACATCACAATACTGGGACAGAGAATGGAGACTGAATTAGAAAAGGTACTGGAAAGTAAGTTTTTCTGCCCATCAAGATTTGCACAGGAGATTGAAAATCTTGTGCAAGTTAATCCTGAAATGAATTATATCGATGCCATTGTTCATTTCTGTGAACTGAATGGTATGGATGTAGAATCTATTCCAAAACTTATTTCAAAACCGTTAAAGGAAAAGATTAAGTATGAAGCAATGGAACTAAACTTTTTAAAGAAAAGTTCTCGTGCCAAATTGCCCCTTTGATTCCATTTTGGGGGCAAAAATTTTCCAGCAAAAATTCTCTATATTACTTTTTTTTGAATGATGCCGTTTCAAGCATATACGACTTATCTTGCTCTAAAAAATCATTTTACTAAGAATTCTTACGATTATCACAAATATTGTAAAAAAACCAGAGCATCACTTCAGTCCTTTTATAAACGGAAAGATCGTTTTTGGTTTGAAAAGGTATCTAGACAAAAAACAGATCAAGAAGTAGAAGAATTTTTTGTAGCAAACTTTGTTGCATGTAGTGATCCTCAATCTCTATGGATTGGTGATATTATGAAAGAAGGAGAAACAAGATATAGACAATGGCAGAAAAAAGTTCAGTCACTCTCTTATTTGTTTAAGGAAGAGTCGGAACAAATGTTGTCTTCAAACAACCTAGAGCAGTTATTTGATTGTTCAAGGCAACATCCACCCATTCTTAAAATGTTCCTGAGCGGGAAGATTAGTATTGAAACACTAGTCATTTATGATAGAATCTTCCTGTACGGGAATAATTTTGATAAAAAATTGAAAGATCCAGTGTGGGAAACCGTAAGTTTAAAAATGAAAAAGTATAGTCCTTTTCTAAATATAGATGTATTTCATTATCGTAAGATTTTAAAAGAATTAGTTTTAGGAGATAAATGAGGTTTTTTGATTCAGAAGTCGTCCGCTCAGAGATGACTGAAATTGCAGAAATGCAAGAAGAAATTTATACAAATGTGTTTAAGTTTCCAAGTATGAACAAGGAAGATAAAATTAAACACGTTGGACTTTTGGAAAAATTATTAGATAAACAAAAAGTCCTCTATACTCGTTTAAGTTTATCTGATGATCCTGAAGCTCAGAATATGAAAAAAAGAATTACTGAATCTGCAACTCTAATGGGACTTCCATCTGGAGTTGATATGAATGTAATTTTTAATAATATGTCCAAAATGCTTAATGTAATGCGCGAACAGATTGACAAAACTGGTTCCGATCTGTAGAATAATGAAGTACACAAAAGCCAAATCCAATTAATCCGAGGTATACAAATGTCATTCGCTAATCTTAAAAAGCAATCTTCTCTTGGTTCTTTGACTCAAAAACTGGTTAAAGAAGTTGAGAAGATGAGTACTACTTCTAGTGGTACTGATGAGCGTCTCTGGAAACCAGAGATGGATAAAACTGGTAACGGGTTCGCAGTAATTCGTTTCTTGCCTGCCCCTGAAAACGAAGAACTTCCCTGGGCAAAAATGTATTCCCATGCCTTTCAAGGTCCTGGTGGTTGGTACATTGAGAACTCTCTGACTACCATTGGTGGTAAGGATCCTCTTGGTGAGTACAACCGCGAACTGTGGAATACTGGTACTGAAGCAAATAAGGAAACTGTTCGTAAGCAGAAGCGTAAACTGTCTTATTACTCGAACATCTATGTGGTAAAGGATCCTGTTAATCCTGCAAATGAAGGCAAAGTCTTTCTGTTTAAGTATGGTAAGAAAATCTTTGATAAAATCATGGAAGCAATGCAACCTGAATTTGAAGATGAAACTCCCATCAATCCCTTTGACTTCTGGCAAGGCGCAAACTTCAAACTGAAGATTGTGAAGAAGGATGGTTACTGGAACTATGATAAGTCTGAGTTTGATCGCATTGCTCCTCTTCTTGACGATGATGATGCAATGGAAGCAATCTGGAAGAAAGAGTATTCTCTGACTGCAGTAGTTGCTCCAGATCAATTCAAGTCCTATGAGGATCTCGATCGTCGCCTGAAAATGGTTCTAGGACAGAAGACTGCTCCTGCTGCTTCTCGTGCAGTTGTAGAGCAAGAAGATGAATATGAGTCTTATGCTCAAACTCCTAGTGTTGAAAGTCGTGTAGTAGAAGAACTGGAACAATCTTATGCTCGTTCTAAGTCTCCTTCACTTCCTGTAGTTAATTCTGTGGATGAAGATGAAGATGATGCACTTTCATACTTTCAACGTCTTGCTGAAGAGTGATTATTGATATAATCTAATATTTTCTCCTCTCTTAAGGGTTTCAGTTACATATTGACTGGAACCCTTTTTATATGGCATGAGATTTTCAATATCATCAAAGATGACTCTTAGGTATTCTGATTTAAGAACATAGATATCTCTTTTTTTATCTTCAATATTGACTTCATAATCATAATTAGTAATACCTACAGTAATATTTGATGCAACTTCTTGTAATCCAGTCAGAGCATCAAAATATGAAATACTATAGTCTTGATTTACAACAAGTCCTTGACTAACTATTCTAGTTCCTTCTGAGTTTAAAATTTCAATAGTTTCATAGTGATGAATTTCTGTATATAAATTTTCCTCAGAACCATACTTTTGCATTAAATATTCATCAAATTGAGATTGTGTCAAAGGCCATTCGCTTTGAACATTTAAGATGTTATTTGAAAGAAGAATCACCCAATCTAATGTTGCATCATCATAAAACTTATATGCAACATTATCAGGTCTTTCATTACCTTTAATTGTATATTCTTGAAAATATTCAATATTTTTGAAAATATCTGGACGTAATTTTACTCTTCGGAATAAATTTTTAGTTTGAACATAATCGGAAATATTTTTTGCACCAGAAATCCTACTGACATAATCAAAATCTGGAACTTGTCTAAAATAAGGTTTTGGCATTTTAGTAACCTATGTCTGATTTTCCGTCATAATCATCATAGTAAATTGGTTCAAGTTCTGAAAATTGTAGTTGCATTTCATATGCAATCAAATTGCCATCTGCATGTGTTGAATAATATCCATCTGGAGTGTAATTTACATTACATAATGTCAAAGCACATTCTTTAATAAGATTAAGTCCTGGATGATCATCTTTCGCTCCATGTTTATATTTAATCGTAAAGGTATTTGGAGCCTTAAGGAATAATCCCTGGTTAGTTTGTTTTACTGCCATTCCTTTTTTAAAGAAGTAAATAATTTTTTTAATTTCATCTGCTTCTTCTTTACTTCTACCCGACATTTTAAAAGTAAAAGTAAAAGGTCTCAGTAAAGGACCGTTAAAAAGAAGTTCCACATTTGGGTTAATAATTGCACCAGTTGTTCTTGCAAGAATTCCTGGTTTTCCAATTGCCGAATTAGTCAATATTGCTGCGACTGCAGTTTTAACGGATCCTTTATTTGCTGGAGATGCTGCATTTTTAGCAGTTTCTTCTGCTGTATTAGCAGCATCTGACACGCCATTTTTTAATCCATCTAAGAATATTTTAGCCGCTGCTGCCTCAAATGGACTTATATCTCCCTGTCCCCAACTAACAGTATTATTATCCATAATGCCATTTTGAATTGGTAAAAATACAGTTCCAAGAGTATCTACAGTGTATGGATTTCTTCTAGATTTAAATCCAGATATGCCACCATTTGTATCTTTTTCTGTAACATTATCTCCCAATCCTTTAGGAGAATATCTAATCATTCTAAATTCAATACGATCTTGTACTGGAGACATATCAATGGGATATGTCAAAGCTTTTCCATTTCCAGGTAATCCTATGTCACTTCCTTTTTCTTCTCCAGTACCAAAAAGAGAATTGTTTACAGCGGTTAAATCAACTTTTTCAGTATTTTGTCCTAATCCACCAACTGCTTTTTGTTGTTCTGTTGTCAATCCGTTAGATTTTGCTGAAGATTGGATTGCTTGTGATGTATTTGTTTTTAATGCTCCTTCTTGCAAAGATTTTTGTGCATCCTTACCTAAAATTGGAACATTTGAAAGAGGTTTATTATTATATGCCCAAGTTTTGCCACCATCAGTTGTTGTAGCTGCATCTACTCCTGGACTTAATGGTGCATCATAATAAACTAAAGTTGTTTTACTACTAAGTATTTTGCCAGCATCATCTGTTTCGTACTCTGTCTTGGTAGAAGTCCATAAATTAGTCGGAGGGCTACCTACAGATGTCTTCTGCTTATCACTCGTAATAGTTTTTGTTGCCATTAGATATGACTTTTTATTTATTTAGAAGAAATTTTGCATAGTTAATTGATTTCATATAATTAATTTCTTCATCGTAAACAACATGCAATTGTCCTGCAACTTCCATCCAAGTATAATTTCTTATGCATTGAGATGGTTCTATATCTTTCCAATGAAAATTGAGTCCTTTAAATCCCCATTGATGAACTTCAAGAGCTGCAATTAACGGATGTTGATCATATCTCATACCAGGAGTTTTTGCATTGTAAATGAATGTATAATATTTTCCAGGTTCTGGAATAAATTCTAAATCTTTAAACAAAGATATTATTTCAATCATAATATCTTCTGGATCTGCTTTTCCCTTAATTCTAGATTTAAGTACTTGAATTCTATATTTTTTACTTGCTTTTTGATAATCTCTATCTTTTGAAATAATATCTATCAGTTTTTCTTTTGTTAAAGATTGATAGTTATCTATAGATCCGCTTCCAAAGGAAGTTTGATAATAGATTGTATATGTTTTTGCAATCTGAACTAGTTCGGACTTGGTATATTGTGTTAATGGTTTTTCGTATCCAGTAAGTGCCATTATTTAATACCCAATTCATTTTCTGTTATGATCATAAAATTTAGCATTCTATCTTTGCACCATTCTTCTGCTGCGTTCCACTTTGCTTGATTCACAGCATATGTTTGTGTTTCATAAAGATATGATTTAGTTATTCTTGATTTTTGTTTCGGTGGCACTGTTTGCTTCTTTGGTTTAACTTCTACCACGTAAGTTTTAATCATACCACTATTTTCTTTGATTTTAATAATAAAATCTGGAAAGTATCTACACACCTTTTCTTTTGTTGGATTATAGTAAGGTATACTAAACTCTTCTGATCCCCATTCTAAAATATTTTTATTTAAGTCGCACCAATGACAAAATTTTCTTTCCCAACTACTTCTACAAATAATATTGTTCGCATCTCCTTTATATTTGTTTGGATATGTTGGATGATACTTGCTTTTGAGGCTTTCTGCCATTATCTTTACTACATAATATAACAGATCAAAAATTATTTATAAATGCCAAAGGCAGTATCAGTTTCGGAAATTAAATCTAAATTGCTGCAACCAGCATTAACATCCTACTATGAGGTTTCTATTATTCCTCCACCACCACCACCTAAACCTCGACCTGGAGAGATTTCATTTATTGATTATTTAAATAAAAATAAACTTTCATATAATTCCGAAATACAGTCAAAAATCCAATTGGCTTGTTCTGAAGCATTACTTCCAGGATCTTCTTTTGCAACATCAGAATTAAATAATGATAGAACAGGAGTTACTGAAAGACATGTTCATAGAAGAGTTTATGATGATAGAATTGATTTGACTTTTTATGTTGATCCTGGAACAATTCAAGAAGATTCTTATGCATCAATTAGATTTTTTGAATATTGGATGAAATTTATTACTAATGAAAGCATATCTGGTACGCCAAATGTAAAAGATTCGCAATTTTCATATCAAATTAAATATCCAAAAGATTATTATGGTGGACTCAAGATAGCAAAATTTGAAAGAAATCATACAGGTGCTATATTAGAATATAATTTTGTTAATGTTTATCCAACGGCAATTACATCAATACCTATATCATATGATGCATCATCTCTCCTGAAATGCACTGTATCCTTTAGTTACATCCGTTATTATATTGAGGAAAACTTTGAGAAACCCAAAAAATCCAAAACTCCGAAGTTTAAAATTACACCACAACAATTAGCAAATATTAATAGTCAAGCATTTAATCCCAATACTAATGTAGATTTAGGCGAATATTCTGTAAAAGGTGGAATACCCTTTGATTCTGCAGCGGCATCAGGTAGAACAATAAGTGTTACGGATGCATATAGTGGTAATTATAACCTGAATCTTCAATAATAAATAATTACATCTGAATTGTTTATCGGATATTATGCCTTTACCTAAGATTTCTACGCCAATATATGAACTTGAATTGCCTTCAACTGAGGAAAAAGTTCAGTACAGACCTTTTCTAGTAAGAGAAGAAAAACTATTGGTAATTGCATTGGAGAGTGAAGATACCAAGCAAATTACCACAGCAATTAAAACGGTTATTAAGAATTGTATTTTAACAAAAAATATCAAAGTAGAAACTCTTCCTACATTTGATATTGAATATTTGTTTTTAAATATTCGTGGAAAATCAGTTGGAGAAGAACTTGAAGTTAACATTATCTGTCCTGATGATGGAGAAACTCAAGTTCCTGTAAAAATTGATATTGATTCAATCAAAGTTCAAAAGAACGAAGAACACACGAATAAAATTAAAGTTGATAAGAGTATTATGATGGAGATGAAATATCCATCACTTGAACAGTTTATTAAGAGTAATTTTGATTTCTCAAATAATAATGCAATGGAACAATCATTTGATTTGATTGCTTCTTGTATCGATAAAATTTATACTGAAGAAGAAGTGTGGACAGCATCTGATGTTACCAAAAAAGAATTAAATGAGTTTATGGATCAAATGAATTCAACTCAATTTAAAGAGATTGAAAAATTCTTTGAAACAATGCCCAAACTTTCTCACACAATCAAAGTTACCAATCCAGTCACTAAAGTAGAAAGTGAAGTAGTTCTTGAAGGGTTATCGTCTTTTTTCGCATAGCACTGGTCCATATGGACCTTGAGGCATATTATCGTCTGAATTTTTCGTTAATGCAGTATCATAAATATTCATTAACGGAGATTGAAAATATGATTCCTTGGGAAAGGGACATATATGTTGAGTTGCTAAAGCAACATCTTGAAGAAGAGCAGACAAAACAACAGACACAAAATGCCCAATTATTCTAATGTCAAAGAATCTATAGATGAAAGAATTCTAAGACTTCTTGGTCTTGAAGATGTTTTTGACTTGGATTATGATACATATTTGACTCTCTTAAAGGAAGAGATGGTAAAGAGTCGCATGACTCAATCCAAAATTCCTACAGAAGAAATTGAATTATTAACAAATGAATATAAGAGAGTCAAATCAAAGAAAGGTAGATTTGAAGTTAAAAAGAAAACAAAGATAACCGCAGATAAGTTAGGAGTTAAGAGGCAAACAATCAAAATTTCAAAACAGAAAATGCTTCCTGGAGCATTACTTCCCAATGATTCAATTGTTGATAAGAAAAATCTTTTAGGTGGTGGAGATTTAGAAAAAAATGTTGCTATAATTAAATCTTCTATAGACTCAATTTACAATATTCTTGGAGATCAGTTACTTATCTTAGTAAGAGGTATAGACGAAGAAAGAAAAAGAAGAGAATCTGAATCAAGATCTTCTAGAGAGAAGGGATTAGAAAAAAGATTTGAAGTTCTTAAAAAAGTAGCAGATAAATTACTATCACCAATTAAATCAATTTTATCTTCAATTATTGATTTCTTTGTCAAGATGATTCTTGGCAGAGCATTAATGAAGTTAATCGATTGGCTGGCAGATCCAAAAAATAAAGGAAAAATTCATTCAATATTTAGATTCCTGAAAGATTTTTGGCCTGCGCTTCTTGGTGCGTATATTATTTTTGGCACTTCTCTTGGAAGATTTGCTTCTGGATTGATTGCTAAAATCGGATTGATGTTGCTTCGTTTGACACGATTTGCAATACCAGGATTACTTAAATTTATTGCAAGAAATCCGATTGTTGGTGGAGCTGCACTTGCAGTAGGTTCATTGATAGCAGCAAATGAGATAACTGGACAAAGAAAAGCAGCACCAGTACAGGCAGAAAATAAAATAAAAGCGCAAACTGGTAAAGGTATTGGTGTTCAAGGAGTTGGTGGTGTTGGCGACATGGGTGCGACAACTCCTTATGGGTTACTTCAAGGTGCTGCTCAAGGTGGATTGATGAGACATTTTGTTTTTGGTGGTTCAGTTAGTGGAAATAAAGGTGTAGATAAAATTCCTGCAATGTTGAGTGACGGAGAATTCGTCATGTCAAGAGGAGCAGTTAGTAAATTTGGAGTGCCATTTTTAGAAACACTTAATGCTGCTGGCGGAGGTAACAATCGTCCAAAAATTATGGGAGGAGTTCCACACGCTGCTGGTGGAGGATTAATTGGAAATTCTTCTGGATTTGTTGGAAAAGAAAAAGAAGCATATGATTACTTACTACAAAATGGCAAATCTCTAGGATTAAAACCTCATCATGTTGCAGGAATAGTTGGAAACTTATCTCTTGAATCAATGGGAGTAAATCCAAGCCAAAAACAACTTGGTGGAGGTCCTGGAAGAGGAATTGCTCAGTGGGAAACTCATCGTGATGGTAATGGTAGATGGGATTTGGGAGAAAAATGGTGGAAATCTAAAGGAAATAAAGATTCTTTACTTGGAAATTTAAGAGGACAGTTAGATTATCTTCTGTATGAATTAAAAACTGGCAATCCTTTACCAGATGGTTCCCCATCAGTTCCTTATGGTTCCCAAACTCTTCCTACATTACTAAAGGCAAAAGACGTTACAAGTGCCACACAGGCATTTTTGAGTGCATATGAAGCTCCAGATATGTCTGCCGCTCATGTTGGACAGAGAATTGCAAATGCTCAGAGAATTGGTAATTCAGTTAATACTGTAAAACCACAAACATCAACTATTGCAGAATCCAAACAATCCAAACCTAATTTTCTACAAAATCTTGGCAATATTGCAAACAATTTGCTTGGTATAACACCAGCAATTGCTAAACCGCGCAAAAAACAAAGTGGTGGATTAATTAATGCTGGAAAAATTGGAGAAAATACTGGAGTAAACATTCCTGGCGCTACTGCTGATAGGCAAGGAATTCTTGTGCAACCTGGAGAATATGTAATTCCCAAATTAGCAGTTGATAAACTTGGTACAGATTCTTTAGATAGAATAGTTGCATCATTAGATCCAAATTCTTCTGCTGCAAGAATTGGAAAAAAATCTTCAAATATGAGAATCGGAGTTAACCCACCAGTTCAAAATCAACCAAAAGTAATTTACACTTCTTCCATGCCATCTGCTGGTTCTAATCAACCAATAGCAAGAAAGACTCAACACGTTCCAAGAGTTGATGCCCAGCATCCTTCTGGAACTAGAAGTCGCAAGACAATTTTAGGAATTATCTAAAATGGCAATCAAAGCTGCAAATATTACATCTATTGTAAAAACTTCTTCTGCGATTGTAAGCAGAGGTAAGAATAAATCTGCTCAGCAAGTAAAACCTTCAATTCAATTAGTTTCAAAGCCAAAAGCAAATACTCAAAATCAAGGAATAGGTGGAGCACTAGTTAAAAAAAGTTCCTTTAATGTTGGAAATTTTGGAAGCACTTCGACGAATGAATCCTCTAATAATGTAGGTTTAGAAGAAAATGTTATCAAAATAAAGGTAAAAGTAATATCCATAGAAAAATTATTAAGAGGAACAGTTGCACTTCAGAAAAAACAAATTAATGAAAGAAGAAGTGAATATCAAAAGAAAAGCAGAACAGAAAATGAAGATAAGTTAGAAAAAACACCAAAGAATGATACCGATACAAAAAAACTTCCCTCCTTACCGGGGATGGGATTTTTAGAAGGAATTAAAAATTTCTTCTTGAATATGATTATTGGTTGGTTTGCCCTTAAAATGATTGATTATTTACCACAATTTACATCATTCTTAAAAATTCTTGCTCCTGCTGTTGATTTTCTTATTGACTTTTCTGGTAAATTTTTAGATGGACTAGTTACTTTTGTTGATTGGGGATATAAAGCATATGATTTTACTCGCAAAGCAGTTAAAGATATTGGTGGATTAGGTGCTGAAAAAGCATTCGATCAATTTTCTTCAAAGTTAGATACTTTTATTAATCTGGCAATTATTGCTGGCATGATTGCAGCAAATTCTGGTGGAAATAAACCAAAAATTAAATCAAGAGTACGCCCTAAACCAGGAGAGAGATTTAGATCTAAAGTAACTGAGAGTGGTGGAA